AAGCAGAAAAGCCTGTAAATTAAAATGGCAGATACATCATATCATGGCAATTCAAACCTAAAGCCGATAGGTCATGACCATGACTTTACGGAAGAACAGGTAAAAGAAATCCTCAAGTGTCAGGAAGATCCTGTATACTTCATAGAAAATTACTGTCACATTGTCACGCTGGATCAAGGTCTTCAGTTGTTCAAGCTGTATGAATGTCAAAAAGAAAAAGTTGACATTATCATGAACAATAGAAAGGTGATACTGATGGAAGGCCGACAGCAAGGAAAGACTGTCACGGCGGCGGCATGTATCCTACACTACACATTGTTTGAAGCTGATAAAACTGTTGCGATAATGGCAAACAAAAGCACAGCGGCAAGAGAAGTTCTTGGACGATATCAAATCATGTATGAGAATTTGCCTTTGTGGATGCAACAAGGTGTTCGAACATGGAACAAGGGTGATGTTGAATTGGAAAACAACAGCCGAGTTTTTACTTCTGCAACAACCACATCTGGTATTCGTGGTAAGTCTGTAAACTGGCTATACATTGATGAGGCGGCTATCATTCCAAACAACATAGCAGAAGAATTCTTTACTTCAGTATATCCGACAATTTCTGCTGGTGAAACAACTAAAATTCTGCTCACCTCTACGCCATTTGGTTACAATCATTTTTGGAAGTTTTGGAACGAAGCAGAAGAGGGAACGAACGGCTTTGTTAGCCACTTCATTCCTTATACGGATATCCCAGGTCGAGATGAAAAGTGGGCAGAAGAACAACAGAAACTTCTTGGTGATGTTAAGTTCACACAGGAAGTTTTATGTGACTTCTTGGGATCAACAAACACACTTGTATCTGCGTCTACGATTGCAAGACTCAGTTCGCAGATGCCATCGTTTACAAAAAACAATTTAGATATATACAAAGACCCAGAGGAAGGACACTATTACTGTATTTGTGTAGATACTTCTAGGGGTATTGGTGGAGACTTTTCTGCTTTTACCGTCATTGATATTACCTCAATGCCCTATAGGGTGGTAGCAAAATTTAGAGACAACAAAATATCTCCAATGCTGTATCCAGAGATTATAGCAAAGGTTGGCGCGGAATTTAATAACGCATACGTGCTGGTAGAAACAAATGATATCGGGCAACAAGTAGTAGACATTCTTCACTCAGAGATAGAATACGACAATATATTCACTTCCGCGACAGAAAAAGGTAAACAATTCTTAACATCTGGGTTTAAAAAGGTATCCAAGCTGGGAATCATGACATCTCAGCGCGTAAAAAGACAAGGATGTTTGGCATTTAAAAACTTGATAGAAGAACAAAAGTTGCTTTTATTTGATGCCGACATCATTCATGAAATATCAACCTTTATTGAAAAAGGAAACACATTCCAAGCGGATGAAGGTTATCATGATGATTTGATTATGACATTGGTTTTATTTGGATGGCTAACAACACAACCATTCTTTTCAGATTTGATGGATGTAAACGTAAGAGAGGGGCTTTATAAATCCCAAATGCAAGATATTGAGAGCAATTTGGTACCCTATTTGCGTGTTGATGGTCAAGAAGAGGAAACATTTGTCGCCAGTGGAGATCTTTGGTTTACTGGCGATGGGAAGTTGTTTGAAAGTGAAAAACTTGATATTTATAAATAATATGCGAAATCGTTTTTAAACGAATAAAAAACATCGTAATAACGAAGGAGAAATAACATGGCTTTTCAGCTTTCACCTGGAGTTCTGATTAAAGAAGTTGATTTGACTTCTGTCGTACCCGCAGTAGGTACCTCTATTGGTGCTTTCGCTGGCGACTTCCAATGGGGTCCAGCCGAAGAAGTTCGAACCCTGCAATCAGAAAATCAATTAGTAGAAATTTTTGGCAAACCTAACAACACTGTAGCAGACGGATGGTTTACTGCCGCAAGCTTTTTGGCGTACAGTTCATCTCTGCGCGTTGCACGTGCTGTTGGTTCTGCCGCTCTTAACGCTGGCGTAGCTGGTGGTGTTCTGATTAAAAATGATACCGACTACGAAAACAACCATTCCGCTGGATCAAACGGTGTGGGTATGTGGGCGGCAAAGTGGCCTGGTGCACTAGGAAACAGTCTTAAGGTAGACTTTTGTGACCACGCAACATTCGATGCTGGCTCAGTGCTTTCAATTGCAATTAGCAACTCTGGTTCTGGCTATAACGATGGTGACAATACTGTAACTATCGCGGCACCACCCGCTGGTGGAACGCAAGCAGAAGCAACCCCAACAATTGTTGCTGGTGCAATCACTGGTATCACTGTAACTAACCCAGGTTCTGGTTACGCAACTGCGCCTACTATCACTATCACTGATTCAAATGGTACCCCTGGTGCTGGTGCCGCCGCAACTGCTACTCTTTCAGTTGCATGGCAGTATGCCAATCAGTTTGATGGCTCTCCCACTACTTCAACATATGCATCAAATGTCGGTGCGTCTAATGACGAAATGCACGTAATCGTTATTGATGAAGATGGCTTGTTTACGGGAACGGCTGGTACTGTACTTGAGAAATTCCCGTTTGTATCCAAGGCCGCTAATGCTAAGGATGACGTTGGCGCTTCAAGTTATTACAAAAATGTAATCAACACTCAGTCTGACTACATTTGGTGGACAGATCACCCTTCAACCGACATCACGTTTGGAGACGATGCAGTAAACGGTTTGGTTTATACCTCAAACTTTGGAGCAACAGCGCTCTCTCTTTCTAGTGGTGCCGATGCCGCTCCGAATGATGGTGAGATTCAAACAGCATACGATCTGTTTAGCAACGACTATGAGATCGATGTTAACCTTATTATAACAGGCGCACACACTGCGGCTGTACAGTCATATGTTCAAGACAACATTGCTCTGGTGCGTAAAGATTGTGTGACTTTCCACTCTCCGCTCAAGGCGTCTGTTGTTAACAATTCTGGTTCAGAAGCTACAGATATTAAGGCTGATCGAGACAACTTGACTGCTACTAGCTACTCAGTAATGGACACTGGTTGGAAGTACATGTATGACCGCTACAATGACGTATTCCGATGGGTACCCTGTAACGGTGACACCGCTGGTCTCTGTGTGAACACGGACCAAGTATCAGATGCATGGTTCTCTCCCGCTGGTTATAACCGTGGTTTGATCAAGAATGCCGCACGTCTTGCTTACAACCCAAGCAAGGCTGATCGCGACGATCTCTACCAGTATGGTGTAAACCCAATTGTTGGTTTTGCTGGATCTGGTATCTTGTTGTTTGGTGACAAGACTCTTCAATCCAAGCCTGGTGCTTTTGATCGTATCAATGTACGCCGACTGTTTATCGTACTTGAGAAAGCAATTGCTACTGCCGCTAAGTTCCAGTTGTTTGAAATCAACGATGAATTTACTCGCGCACAATTTACAAGCTTGGTTGAACCCTTCCTCCGTGACGTTCAAGGCCGCCGAGGTATCTTTGACTTTAAAGTAGTTTGTAACGAGAGCAATAACACAGAAGCAGTTATCGATGGTAATCGTTTCGTTGCTGACATCTTTGTTAAGCCCTATAAGTCAATCAACTTCATTACACTCAACTTCATTGCTACGAGAACTGGCGTGTCGTTTGAGGAAGTTGGCGGTTAATCGTATAAATAGACTGAACTCAATTAGGAGAAAAATAAATGGATATCAATGAGTTTAAGACACGATTGGGCGCTGGCGGTGCACGTCCTAATCAGTTTCAAGTCATTTTGGCATTTCCAAGCTATGTGGCTTCTCCCCCGTTGTCAGATTCAATTCTGGTAACGGGTGCCGCACTTCCCGCTTCTACTGTTAATCCAGCGATTATTCAGTACCGAGGCCGTGAAGTAAAGCTGGCTGGCGAAAGAATTTTTGATCCGTACACGATTACTATTGTGAACGATACAGAGCAGAAGATTCGTCGCGCCATGGAGCAGTGGATGGAAGGAATGAACAATAAGGAGAGCAACGAAGGTCGTTTGACTCCCGCTGACTACCAAGCTGATTTACGCATCAAGCATTTGGATCGCAATGACAACACTCTCCCTGGTGGAGACTACATCTTGCGTGATGCTTTCCCAATCCAGTTGTCAGAGATTGCACTTCAATATGGTCAGAATGACATTCTGGAAGAATACACTGTAACGTTCCAGTACCGTCATTATGAAATTCAAGGTGAGAATCTGGTCGCACCAGGTTAATTAGTGAGTTAATTTAATTATGCAAATTTTTGGATACAATATCTCTAAAGCGGAGAAGCCACAGAGCGAGAAATCCTTTGTGGCTCCTACCGCTGAAGGGGCAATAGAAACGATACGTGCTGGTGGTTATTACGGCACGTATCTTGATATTGAAGGCGTAGCAAATACCGAAGGCGAATTAATCAAGCGCTATCGGGATATTGCTATGATGGCTGATGTTGATGCCGCAATTGAAGACATTGTTAATGATGCAATTGCATATATCGACAATGAAAAACCCGTTGAATTGAACTTAGATTCGCTTGATTTGTCTGCTTCTGTAAAGAAAGCAATTCAAGCAGAGTTTGAAAAGGTTCAAGAGTTGCTAGATTTTCGTAGCAAGGCGCAAGATTATTTTCGTCACTGGTACATTGATGGTAGATTGTATTTTCACAAGGTGATTGACGTAGATAATCCACGGCAAGGGATCAAGGATGTTCGTTACATCGATCCGCGAAAAATTAGAAAAGTTCGAAACGTCATCAAGGAAAAGAATCCTAATGGCGTTAGTTTTATTAAAGACGTTGAAGAATATTTTATCTACAACGACAAAGGTTTGAAAACAAAACCTGGTCAATATGCGGGGTCAGAGGACTCAGCGGCATTGAAGATAACAAAAGATGCCATTGCATACTGCCCAAGTGGTTTGGTTGACCAAGACAAGAATATCGCTCTTTCATATCTACATAAAGCGATAAGGCCAGCCAACCAGCTTAGAATGATGGAAAATGCTGTTGTAATTTATCGTATTACAAGAGCGCCCGAGCGTAGAATTTTTTACGTTGACGTGGGTAACTTGCCTAAGATGAAGGCAGAGCAGTATCTTAAAGATATCATGGATAGATATCGAAACAAGTTGGTTTATGATGCCAACACTGGTGAGATACGAGACGATAAGAAGTTTATGTCTATGTTGGAAGACTTTTGGCTTCCGCGTAGAGAAGGCGGCACAGGTACGCAGATTGATACCTTGCCAGCGGGTCAAAATTTAGGCCAGATAGAAGACGTAGAATATTTTCAAAAGAAGTTGTATCAGTCTTTGAATATTCCCGTCTCACGCTTAGAGCAACAGGCTGGTCTAAACTTTGGTCGTGCGGCTGAGATAAATAGAGATGAACTTAAATTTGTAAAGTTCATTAGTAAGTTGAGACGCAAGTTCTCTGCGCTGTTTAATGATCTCTTAAAGACTCAATTGATTCTTAAGGGTATTATTACAGACGAAGATTGGATCTCAATGAAAGATGATCTCTTTTATGAGTATGCTTCTGACGCATACTATTCAGAGTCAAAAGATCAAGAGATCTTGAGAAGTCGCGTTGAAGTATTGCAAGGTTTGGCACCCTTTATGGGACAGTTGTACAGCAAGCAATACATACAGAAAGAAGTATTGAAGTTGACGGATGAACAAATTGAACAGATGGAAAGAGAAATGATGCTTGATCCGTCTCAGCAACAACAAGAGGAACCACAGAATGGACAATAGTGAAGCAATACGTTCCATGTTAGACAACATGGCGGCTGGTAAGGCCGCAGAAGTTCAAGCTCAATTCAACGATCTTTTGGGCAGTCGCATTAATGCAGATCTTGACCAGCGAAGAGTCGAGATGTCTAAGAATATTTTTAATAATCCTGAGTTGGTCAAGATGGGTCTCGCTGATGGTGAAGAGCACGTTCTTGACGGTGAGGATTATGCACAAGATTCTCAAAATGAAACTGGAGAAAGCAATGAAGACGTTTAAGCAATTCCGAGAGGGAGTAGAAGTCGAGATTCAAGAAGCGCCAGTAGATGGTGTCGAGAAAGGATCTCTTGAAGGTGATAAGCACATGTGTGCCAGCAAAATTTTCCACAAAGAGTGGCAAGAAGGTACGCCTATCTTTGGTGAGCATGCTGAACCCGATGCTGATGGTCATATCGCATGGTACAAGGTCATGTTTGAGCATGGTATTGAGACCGTAGAAGTTGCCGATGAGCAAGTAGAAGTCTTGATGTCAGAAGCTCACATGAATCATAAGAAAAAAGGCTACTGATTTACGGAGATAAGTAAATGGCATTCGCTAAGTCTAATTTAAAGTTAACTCAAGTACAGGCCGTAGTTAGATGTAGCGGAACTGGCGGGGATAGTGGCTCTATTGATCTCGACGTTGATATCAAAAAGAGTGGTGAAACAGCATCTAGCCCACAAGTAAACATTGCCAGAGTTCATTGGAACTGTGACAAAAATGCCGCCGTTACTGTCTCTCGCAACAGTGTCGATATTATGCACGTACACGGCACTGGATTTACTGATTGGTACGGCTGGGTAGAAAACACGGAAAATGATCAAGACATCGACATCGCAATTTCAAATGGTGATGCGGTTGTCTGGTTAGAACTATCTAAGGTTTCTGGTTTCGGTCCTCAAGACCATCAAAACCAAGGAACACTAGGGGGTAACTAATGAAACTAATAACAGAAGTAACTGAGAGTTTACGATTTCTAGAAGAGATCAACGAAGAAACTGGTAAGAAAAGTTTCTATATTGAGGGACCGTTTCTTCAAGCGGAAGTTGTAAACCGTAATGGTCGCCGCTACCCCAAAGGAATTATGGAGAAAGAAGTTGCTCGCTATAAGACAGAGCATATCGACAAAGGTCGTGCGTATGGCGAGCTAGGTCACCCCGAAGGCCCGACGATCAACTTGGATCGTGTTTCACACATGATCGTTGGTTTGAAAGAAGAGGGTGACAACTTCATTGGTAAGGCTAAGATCCTTGGCACTCCAATGGGAAATATCGTAAAAGAGTTGATGGCAGAGGGTGCAAACCTTGGCGTTAGCTCACGTGGAATGGGAAGTCTAAAAGAAGTTGATGGTGTAAATGAAGTACAGGAAGACTTCATGCTGGCAACCGCCGCTGACATCGTTGCTGATCCATCCGCACCAGACGCATACGTGCGTGGCATCATGGAGAACAAAGAGTGGGTCTTTGTTGACGGTATATTTGTAGAAAAGGATATCGATGAAGCCAAGAAGCGTATCGCAGAATCAACGATTCGTGATCTGGAAGAAAATAAAATTCAAGCATTTACGACTTTCTTAGATAAGTTGTCTAAATTTTAATTTTTATAAATATAAGGTATAACTCAAATACAAAGGGAGAATACAATGGGTGTAGAGTCCAAAATCCGAGAACTCCTTGAAGGCAAGATGGAAGCTGTTGAAGCTGAAGTTGAAGTTGCCCAAGAAGAGGAGCAGATCGAAGAGGCGGCTGGTTCACGTCCTCTTGACAAGAAACAAGGTGATGCAACTAATCCCACACAGGGTAGTTCAAACGCTAATCCAGAAATGCAAGATCTTTCTGGTACTAGCAACCCCGAAGGCGGCTTGACCGCTCCTATTGGTAAGGTTGCATCTGGTAAAGCAAGCAAAGACGGTACGCTTCCCGATGGCGAAGGTGCTGGCAAGGCTCCAAACTACAATGACGGTGAAGATCCCCGCAATGTAGTAGGTCAAGGCTCTTCTAAGGGTAACGTTGCCAAGGAAGAGACTGAATCAGAAGATGAAGTTCTTGAAGAGGAAGAAGCTGTTTCTGACGAAGAGCTTGAAGCTGTTTATGAGTCTGAAGAAGAGTTGGAAGAAGAAGTTGAGGAAGAAGATTCCGAAGCAGAAGAGCTATTTGAAGCTGATCTCGCCGCTCTGTTTGCAGATGAAGAACACCTCTCTGAAGATTTTAAAGTTAAGGCCGCTTCTATCTTTGAAGCAGTAGTTTCTGCGCGTGTTACTTCTGAGATCCAACAGATCGAAGAGGAAATCGCTTCACAAGCTACTCAGTTTGTAGAAGAATTCAAAGAAGAGATGGTAGAGTCTATTGATAAGTATCTGAGCTACGTCACTGAACAGTGGCTTGAGCAGAACGAACTTGCAGTGCAAGACGGTCTTAAGGCTGAAATCACTGAAAGCTTTATCAAGAGTCTCAAGAATTGTTTCGAAGAGCATTACATCGAAATGCCCGAAGAGAAACTTGATGTACTCGCTGACCAGCGCAAGCAGATTGATGAACTTCAAGAGAAGCTTGACGCACAGATCAACGAAAACATCGAAGCTTCTACTCAGCTTGACCACCTTAAGAAGCAAGCAGTATTTGAAGAAGTTTGCGAAGGTCTGGCACAAACCGAAGCTGAAAAGTTTGCAGTACTCGTAGAAGACGTTACTTACGATGACATGTATCAGCAAAAGCTGGAAGTCATCAAAGAGAACTACTTCCCGAAAGAGAAAGTTGCAGAAACAGAAAAGCTGTCTGATGAAGGCGTTGAAGTAGCTGAAGAAGTTACCAACAGCATCATGGCTAAGTAT